AGTACAATTACAAAAATTTATATGAAACCATTTACTCAAGTATTAGCAGATAATCTTCAAGTTTGGTTTACTAATAATGAAAAAGAAGTAAAAATGGTAGCGGATAAAGCACTTGCTGCTCGTAAAGCAAGAGAAGCTGCTAAAAAAGCTAGAGAAGCAGTTCGTGAAACTAAAAAGAAAAAGAAAGAAAAAGTTCTTAAATTCGATAGTAAATTAGCAGATTGCTTTAGTAAAGACCGCAGTAAATGTGAAATTTATATTACAGAGGGTAAGTGAAAACTATTGCCCGAATCCTTTTTTCCGTTTATCAGCGGGGTTGCGGAAACGCAGCTAACGGGGAAAGCTGACCATTACACATATATGTCAAAATATGTTTAGGTGAAGTCAATCCCGTGGCAAGATTTTATATAAAAATAGGACAAATATAATTAATCTAATCAGAATCTCCTTCATATTTTGTATAGAAAGGAGACAGTGTAATGATAGGAATTTATAAATATACAAATAAAATCAACAATAAGATTTATATTGGACAAAGTGTTGATTTAGAACAAAGAAAATATGCTCATAAATCGTCAGCTTTTAATAAAAAAGCTAATGATTATAATAGTCAATTTCATCAAGCTATTAGAAAATATGGATTAGAAAATTTTTCATATGAAATAGTTGCTGAAATTTCTAATGAAGAATATTCTAAAGAAATGTTGGATGGTCTTGAAAAATATTTTATTCAATATTATGATAGTTTTAGAAATGGATATAACGCTACTGAAGGCGGAGATAATAATCTTAATAGACCTCAAAAAGGAGAAAAAAATGGCAGAGCTTTATTATCAAAAGAAGATGTTATTTATATAAGGCAATGTTATAATGCGCATATCCCATTTAAACAAATTTATGAAGAATATAAAGATAAAATATCTAAACGAGGACTTCAAAAAGTTTGGTGGTTTGAAACATGGAAAGACATTCATCCAGAATATCATTCAGAGGAAAATAAATATTGGCATTCCCATCAAGCAAAAGCTAATTTAAGTGAGGTCGCCGCAAATAATAAGAGAAAATTTTCTAATGAAGAAGTAATTCAAATGAGATTAGATTATGATAATGGATTAAGTCCTAAAGAAGTTTGGTTAAAATATGCTCCTGATGTAGCTTGGTCAACAGTATATAATATAATAACCAGACAGTCCTATAAAAATATAAAATAAGCTGTATCGACTATTCCAAGTGAGATTGGAAGTACAATTACTATTGATACGTAATTGGAAACAGAGGACACGATGAAAGCCTGACAAGCTGGAGTGAAGAGATAGTCAGTGCCTATAGAAATATAGGAAGCACACGGATAGCGCATCAGGTAACTTAAAAACCGCACGTGATAATGAATTTCAAGCGGTAATGCCAGTTCGAGGTAGACGTAGATTAGCTAATCTAATCGAATATTAAAACTTGCCTCTACATCTCTAACCACTTATCAGTGGGGTCGCATTGTGCGGCTAACGGGGAAGCCTAACCGTTACACTTGAAAGCTAAAACAAGTTTAGGCGAAGGTAATCCCGTGTGAATTGTTAATCTATAAAATACTAAATGAAGAGGTTATTAATGTTCGACAAAGATATATTGATGGAGAGTCAATACAACAAATATATGAAGATTATAAAGACCGATATAGTAATAAAGAAACTTTTAAACGAATTATTCTAGGACAAACTTATATTTCTGTTGGAAATATTCCTAATAAAAAACAGATTAGGTACACAAATGCTAAATTAACAGAAGTTCAAGTTAGAGAAATTCGTAATAAATATAAAAAGGGTAAAGTTAGTTATGATACTTTAGGTAAAGAATATGGATTATCAGGTAGTTCTATTGCCGCTATCATAAAAAGAAAAACTTATACTCATGTAGATTAACTCATGTATCGACTATCCCGGGTTAGACTGGGAGTAGGGCTGCTATTGATACGCAGTTCGAAATGGGATGCTCGATGAAGGATATAGCAAATCTGGAGAGTAAGAGATAGTCAGTTCCTATAGAAATATAGGGTAAAAATGAAGATTTTAAATACTCAAAAAGCAACATTGGATAAAATTCAAAAAAATGCAGAAATTATGACTATGATTGATGCTTTTGGACTAACCATTGACCCTAAGAGTATGAAAGTTACTTATGATAAAGAAGATTTAAGATATGGTAAAATTATTATTATGTCTGACGCGGACGTCAGTAACACGGCGTATGAAAGACTTTTCGCTTAATCAAGCGGGTAAAATTTTTGGACAAAACATATTTATGTGACCCATATGGGTTTCATATAAATATGAAAGAGAAAAGAATTTTGCTAACGGGGAACCCTAAGTCCTTGAGCAAGATATGGGAATCCCGTGGGAAACTTATATTTATCCATTCTCTTTCAATAAAATATGAAGGAGAATAAAAATGATAGGAATTTATAAAATTACAGAAAAAGAAAATCCTACAATGTTTTATGTAGGTAAATCAAATGATATAGAGAGAAGATTTAAAGAGCATATTCAAAAATCTTATTCTCAATCAAGAATACCTTTTGATGATTATATTGATGAAAAAGGTAAAGATGCTTTTACTTATGAAGTATTAGAGGAGTGTTCAATAGAGGAATTAAGTATCAAAGAAAAATATTGGACTGATAAACTTCAAGCAACTAAATCTGGTAATAAATTTGATGGTGGACTTACTGATGTAGTAGGTAGCAATAATCCAAAAGCTAAATTAACAGAAGAAGATGTTATAGAAATAAGAAAAGCATATAATAATCATTTAAAACAAAAAGATGTTTATGAAAAATATAAAGATATTATTTCTTTTGGATACTTTCAAAATTTATGGCAAGGTCGTTCATGGGCGCATGTAATGCCTGAAGTATTTACAAAAGAAAATAAAGAATATTATATTTATCAAAACAGTAATGGCGGAAATGGCGCTTCCGCACAATTCTCTAATGAAGAAGTTATAAAAATTAGAGAAAGATATGTAAATGAAAGTGCTAAACAAATATACGAAGATTATAAAAATCGAGTATCCTATCAAACATTTCAAGCAATGCTTTGGGGAAGAAGCTATAAAACACTTCCTGTATACAAGAAAAAAGAAAAGAAATGGATAAATATTTGAACCTGTATCGACTATCCCCTAAGCCTTATGGGCAGGGGAGTAGGGTTACTATTGATACGTAACGAGATTTTAGGAAACGAAGTCTCTGAAAACCGAAATGGTCTCCTCTCTATTAAGAGAGTAAAAGATAGTCAGTGCTTATGGAAACATAAGAATAACACGCGATGGCGCTCATATTAAAAATCTTTTCTATACTTTTATTTGGAATTTTTGTCCGCAGTTAATTATGGATGGATATATTTATGCTGGAGTTCCGCCTCTTTATAAAATTACCATTGGTAAAGAGTATAAGTATCTTAAAAACGATGAAGAACTTGAAGCATTTAAGAAAACCAATGTAGGAAAGAAATATATAGTTGGTCGTATGAAGGGGTACGAGCTAGTCTGGCCCCTATCCACTTTTCCTCTTATCAGAGGGGTCGCTTAAATAGCGGCTAACGAGGTAGTCTTCAAAAAAATTGGACATTTTAGGATAGTCTGAAATGTGTAAATTTTATATAATAATGAAGATAATCTCGTGGGAAGACACTGTGATTATCTCCAATAAATAAAGGAGATGATTAAATGATAGGAATTTATAAAATTA